TACTTTAGTTTCACCCTCTCCCTCTTGTTGCCAAACCATCATGACACCGCCTGCTTGCTTTGAGTTAGTGCCTTGGAACTTTTTAGCAAAGTCACGTTCTATCTTTTTAGCCGTTGCATCACCCGGGTATTGACCACTAAAAACAATTAAGTTGCCTGCTTGAAATCCGTTCTCTAAGTTGTTTAAGTGATAGTCTGCAATCTTATAATCTACATGAATGTAAGGTACTGCGCCTACGTATTCGGGTAAGGTGTAAGTTTCTTTACCTGCTCTATGAACAGTATAGTAGTATAACTGACTTCCTTTTTTGTTGTTTGGATCAAACTTTGGGAATGTCCTAAAGCCTGCTTCTATATCTTTTTCAGTTCCTTTTTTATACTTAGTCCAGTCAGGAGAGTAAGCAAACTCAGTACCATCTGCATTGCTTCTAATCTTACTAGCGTCTATATGGAATAAATCGAATCTACCGTTAGGCTTCCATATAACTTCTAAAGCAATAATGTTAAACAGTTCTAAGTCAAGTGTAGCTTTTTTAATTACATCCTCTAAGCCCTCATCTTCATTAGCACGTTTAATCATGCTTTGAACTTTGGCTAAATCTTCTACGTTGCTAACCTTTTCTTTATCTACTCTTAAGCCCTCTCCAGCTATGTAATGGCACTTACCTGTTATAATAGCGTTATGTATTGCCGACTTGTCGTAGATGTCTACAAGCATCTGAGGATAATTATTGTCCTTGCCAAATAGCACCCAATCGCTATTCTTTTTTTCTATAAATTGTGGAATGTCATTAGAGTGAAACCCTATCCACATTGGTATATTAATATTATCGTTACTCTGGGTCATATTGTACGTCTATTTCGCTGTCTAATGCTGTGTATGTTACATCTGTGTTAGCCGTTGTGCTAATTACTTTTACCATCCCTATTTCTACTAATTCATCCGCTAAGTCAGGATCTGTGTTTACTGCGCTTGTCTGTGCGTATATTGTGTAGTCCCATTGCCCTGTGTCGTCTAAACTTACCGTTGTTCCCTCTGTAATTGTGAATAAATTAAACCTAGAAGTAGCACAAGAAGTATCAGTAACTAGAAAGTTCTGCACTTCATTAGTAGTAACATTGGTAAAAGAGAAAAGGTAATAAGGATTACTTATTGTCGTCTTCTCCGTTAGTGTCAATGCTACTGTGTTCGCTTGGTTTTGATATATTACTATCACTTTTCTTTCTTCTTTTTTTAGTCTTAGGGAATGTCATTTTTTTAGGCTCTGATTCAAAAATATGATCTAAACCTAAAGTCCTATACTGACTATATCTTGCAGGGTTATCTTCTATAACTATTGTTTGCCTAATGTTTTTATGCTTAATAGTAATAGTTGCTCCTATCCATTTCTTGCTAATCATACTTATAAATATAATTTTGCATAATTGTAACATATCGAAACTAAAAAAGGCTAGAGAAAACCCCTAGCCCTTTCGTTAAACTAATAGATATAATGATTAAAGAAGTCCGCTAATAATGGTACTATCAATCATTGGTGCTTCACGCTTTTCAGTTCCTCCCATTTCAATGGTATAACCATTCATGTCCTCAAGATTTATTCCTGACTGATAAGCCGTAGTACCTGTCATTTGCAATCCACCATCTGCACCTAATAACCAATAAGTGTCATCTGTATTTTGTACGATTGCTATACCTGTTAATTTCGCTAATGCTGCTATTTCTGCTGCAATAGATGTACTATTCTTATGGATTTTTAATCTTAGAAGTACATCCCATGCAATAGTCCTGTTCTCCATACTACCTATAAAAGTCTGTGTCCAATCACTATCTTGGTGCTGAACTTCGTACTCTTTAAATACTACTGACGTTGTTAAGGTAATAGACGTAACTAGACCTGCTGCACTTTTAGCATATGCTGTAACGTCATCAAACTCTACTAAGTAGACTTTCTTAACGCCACCGCTAGATTTATTACAATCTAATGTATATCCGCTTAATGTTACACAACTCATGTTATTATCTTATTAAAAAGCAAGGGGAACTAACCCCCTGCCATTACAAATTATTATTACTGTGCGTAGTAAACTACATTCTCTGGGAACGCAAACTGCACACCTAACTTCCACTCAACTTTCAATTTATGGATGTCATCATCTTTACTAAACCAGAAGTCGAAAGATTCCTCCTCGTTTTCAAGGTCAGTACCTACGTACATATTAGAACGAGTAGTTAAAACGATTCTGTTCTGTGAAGTAAGTCCCGGTACCACTACAATCGGAATATCAGAGAATAACAATCTACCATCTGTTCCATCTTCTGGAGCAACCCATCTGTTATTAAGGTCGAATACTTCGTGTTGGTATTGAGTAAACCAATCTCTACCCATGAAGCATACTAGGTCTTGTGCATCTCTAATGTTTTCTGGAATAGCTAACTCAATGTTCTTCATTACTGTAATCTCGTTACCTGTGAAAGCAGTACCAGAAGATACACGTACAGTAGCCGTAGAGTCGTCAATAAGTTTATTGAATCCATCACACAATGCTAGGTTACCAGACCCCGTAGATGTGTTACCTTGCCACAATAGCTTCTCAACTTCGAAAGCAATCTTCTCGCTCATGTCGTCTATGAAAATCTGTGGAATGTCTGCCTCATCATAAGTAGATCCGGGTGCTAGTAACTTCTGTGTAAACTTAGCTTCTAAAGTCTTCATACAAAAAGAATCATTCACCTTTAGTTTACATACTGTAATAGTTCTTTGTGAGATAGTTTGAGTTCCACTTGCATTGAATCCACATGATCCACCAGCTTGGAAAGTAACACCACCACCAATATAGTTAATAGTTTCAGCAGACTTAATACCAGTCTGGATAGTTACGTACTCCATAGTACGGGCAGCAGTTACCGAATTTCTTATCAGCTCCGCTGGCTCTTCTGTATAGTTGCTTAACGCACTAACATCAAAATTAAAATCTAACTTTTTCATTTTTACTTAAATTATCTTTGTGTTCTAAGCCCTCTTTTAAAGGCGATTAACTTGTCTATTTTATTTACACTAGTTTTAGGCTTCTGTGTAGGCTGAATAGAATTAAACTCTAATACTGCTTCTACGGCTTCTGCCATTTGTTCAGATAGCTTGTCTAGCTTTTCTGTGTTTTCTTTTTCTGCTTTCTCAAACTTTTCTTTAAGTTCTGTGTTAGCAGTTTCTAACTCTTTGATTTTTTCATCACGCTCTGCTAGTGCTTTTTCTTGCGCTTTGAATTTCTTTTCAATCTCTGTACGCTCAATTACAGATTTAGGGCTAGGCATTTCTGCTTTAGGCTCTGGAGTTACTTTGTCTGACATTTCCTCTTCTACTACCACTTCACCATCTGGAGAAATAACCTCTTCAATGATGCCACCCATAGTACGGATAATCTTGCCGTCTGCTAGTTCGTGGTCGCCATCTGGAGCAGGTACAATTTCACCATCCATAGATACCGTAACCGCAGCACCAACTTCCACAGCAGGCTCTACCATAATTGGTGTGCCGTCTGCTAAAGTTTCATCAATGTACTTTTGAGTTGTTGGAGTAGAGTCTTCGATGTCGTTAAAAGCATCCTTAACCGCAGCTTTAATCTCTTCCCTGTTTTCTGGGTCTGCTTTAAGAAAGATGTCTTTGAACTTGTCTTTTAAACTCATGTTTATAAATATTTTGTTATACTTATAAATATAATTTTGGAAGTATGTAACAATTTTACTATATTTGAATTATTAAAGGAGTTGACAAGACCTTTAATAATGCATTACGGAAGAGGGATAGCGAAGTATAGTAACTACCCTCTTTTTTATTTTCTAAATTCAGAAGTTATAAGTTTGTCTATATCTTTTAGTATGTCGGATTCTTTTTCTTCACTTGTTGGTATTTGGTCGAATAAGCCCTCTACACTAAATCCTTTAAACTCTCCTGTCTTAATAAAGTTATTCCATAGTTCGTCATTATCTACTTTCATAATAACGTACCACGTACCCTCTGGATTATTAAAACCTTCGGGGTCTTTTAAACCCATCTTTTCATCTGTGATAAATCCACCTACATAATAAACCCCATCTGCGTGTTGGTCTTTGTCATGCATTAGATTTACGTTTCTTTCAAATCCTTTACGGTGATATTTTTGATTGATTTGTCTAATAGTCTCTTTAGAAAAGTAAACGTAGAAGTCGCCTCTTTGCGGATCTGTTCTAAAAATCTTTAAGTCTGGAATCATAGCAGCCCCAATAATTAATCGCTTATCTTCATCTGCTGCTTTAAACTGTATTTTATCTTGCTTATTAAAAGCCATAAAGTTTTTCATTATTGCAGGCTCATCTACTAAGGCTATGTAATCAACTCCACTCTCGTCATGGTCGTTAATTACTATCTCAAATACTTCTACTTTTTCCATACTTATAAATATAATATTCTGTTATTGTAACTACTCTACTACTGTTGCCTGTGCTTCAATACTTCCAATAGTTTGTTGTGTGCTTGTTATATCGCTTTCAACTACTACTACCTTTCCTACTTCTCTGTTGTTATTAGGTTGCTGTATTAGCGTACTGCCGTTGTCTACTGCATTAATTGGAACGCCTGCACTTGCACCACCACCACCACTAGTTAAGGCGCTTACATTAGGACTTGGTTTTTTTAATAGGGCTGCTGCTTGTGCCATATTGGCTAGGATAGTTGCTATACCGCTTGCAAACTGCGCTGCACCTGCACCACCTACTGTAACAGCGTTCAATGGATTTGCCTGTGATGCTGCAACTAATGCACTAATTGCCTTAGCTGTATCTATTGCTATCTGTGCTAATGCAAATGCTTTCTGTATCTTTTCAGCTTTCTGGCTATCCCTTATTGCTATTTGAGTTAAACTAGATAAACCTGCTACTGTGCTTTCTGCTACACTTAACTTAGCATCTCTAGTGTCTTTCTCTAGCTGTATCTCTCTTAACTTCTGTTGTTTTAACTGATTCTGTACCTCTTCAAAGTTTTTAGCATCGCGCTCTAATCTCGCTTGCTGTTCAGCGTCTTGTTCAGCGTTTAATTCTTCTCTAGTTAATGCCCTTGCCTCCCTAGCGTTAGTTAATAGACGTTCATTAATCTCCTTGTCTATCATTGCCATACGCTCTGCATGGGCTTTCTCATCTTCCTCACGCTTTTTACGTGCTTCCTCTTCTGCTTTTTGTCTTTCTTCCCATGCTCTTTTAGCTGCGTCATTACGCCTCTTGTCTTCCTTTATTTGGTTAAGCGTTATAGTTTCTTGTGCGGTTTTTTCTTCTTCTGTTATCTGCTCTAATTCTTCTTTTTTGTTTTCTATCCTAGCTTTAGCTAATTGGTAGTCAAAATCAAACCTAGCTTGTAAGCTATTATTAAAAGTAGCTTCCCTTTCTTTTTGTATTCTGCTCTCAAATTCTATTTGTTCTCTGAGTAACTCTTTTTGTCTAGCTATTGAGTCTATTACATACTGTAACTTCTCTTGTTCTACCTCAAATGTAGCCTTTCCTGCTGCTTGTAGTTTGGCTATCTCAAAATCAAATTGATCTTCTCTAGCTGCTTTTTTCTCTTTTTCTGCGTTTAATACTTCGTTTGTTTTGGCTCGCTCTGCGTTTATAACTGCGCTTCTAGCCTCTTCCGCTGCTTTCTTTTGGGCTGCTGCCGCTTTCTCTGCTTTGCTTGGAATTAACCCTAGACTTGCTGCTACTCCTTCTACTGCATCTGCTACAAAATCAAAAGCATCTGTTAACGGCTCTAGTATAGGCATTACCACCGACTTAATCTTATCACTAAAGGCAATAAATCCAGCAACAAGTAGCCCAATAGCAGTAACTATAAGACCTATTGGATTAGCGTTCATTACAACATTAAGAGCTTTCTGCGTGACTGCTGCTGCTTTAGATGCTAAGTTTAGTTTTCTAATTGCTGCTGCTGCCGTAGATATATCTTTAATACCCATAGCTAAAGCCATAGCACCTTGCACCCTTAGCATGGTTTCTTCAAACTCTGCACTCTCTACACCTGCAATAGCAATAGCACCCTCAACGGCTGCAAATCCACCAGCTACACCACCAATAGCATCTGTGGCTGCCGTAAATCTTTGCTCCATATCTAAGCCCTCAAAGCCTAACTCTAGGTCTTTAATCTGTGACTTAGTGTTGTTAAGTTCTTTAGATAGTTGTTTAAATTCTTCCGTCCCTATCTCAGTTTCTTTTAGCTTAGCTAATAGCTCATCTTGCTGTTCTTCTAAACTGCCTAAAGTATTGGTAGTCTTAGATACTTCGCTTGCGAATTGTTTTGTGCTTTGCTGCGCTCCGCTAGTGTCAAACTCTAATTTTACTTCTATATTTTTTGCCATTATGCTGTGTAAATAGTGTAATTAATTAATATGATTAGACTACCGTTGCCTGCTGTTGGGTCGGCTGTGTCAGCGTAAACTTTTAGTGATGTGTTTGCAGGAAAGTTAGTCCCTGACCCTAAATAAGTAGGCTGCGCTTCAACACTGTAAGCAGATGTATTTGCTAATATACCGTCTGCTGTGTATATCCTTGTGCTGTCATCTCCAAACGTAAACCTTACATTTGTGCTTGTTGCATAAGCCGTAGTGACACCTCCTTTTGATACAAGTATCTTTAAAGGTGATATTATTTTACCTGCGCCCGGTGCAGGAATACAAGTTATAGGTGTGCTATTAAGTGATAGAATTTCTGAGCTTGTTAAATCTATCCTTGCCCATCTTGACCTATTCTCTAAATCTTCTTCTGTTAACTCTACACCACCGACATACGTTACACCACTTTCTATTATTTCAGTGTTGTCAGTGTTTATTAAAGTTACATCAGTTAGACCACCAGCAATAGTATTATTACTTCCGTTTACTTTTATACGCTCAGCATCTGCACCAATTACATTACCATCTCCTACAACATCTATACTACGAGCTGAATAATGTACTGTGTTGTCTTTACCGCTAACAGTTACATCATTTGCATGTTTATTATAGTTATTGTTGTTATAGTTAATAACTGTCTTTAATTTT